ACACACTAACGAAAAGGGTTGTTATGGCGCGTCATTGATCTAGTTCCCCGGTCTAGACGGTTGTTCCCGTTTCCTTTTGTCTCGTAGTGTAATTGGCAACACAGTGGGTTTTGGTCCCGCCGTTCTAGGTTCGAGTCCTAGCGAGACAGCGGCGCGTAATGCGCTACCATTGGAGTGGTGCAGTACCGCAAACCGGCTCTGCGGCAAAGGAACTGGATCGCCTTTGAAAAACCGGCCAAGCCTCACGAAGGAAAGAACTTTGAAACATCCCGGTGTTGTTAAAGCGCAGGAGATTGCGAGTCTTGCTGTGGCACAAGACCCTAAGTGGTCGGGAAAGATAGATTCGGAAGTTGTTGACGGCAAACGCATTACACGATTGACCGCTCAACGAAACGATGAATCAATCGAAATGACTTGGCGCGGAGCGGTTTACCTCGGCGGGACATATCGACTGTTCGATCACGCAATCAACTTGGCAAGCGCATCGGTAGCACGGTCGAAGATCACCGGGTTTCCCAACATCTATAAAGTGAGACGATACGCGCCGAAGGGCAATAAGGTTGCGACAGTTGCCAAGTACAGGCGAGTACCGTTTGACTGGCAAGAGGATGATCCGCAAGACATCATCAACACGCTTATTGATCGCCGAATCTATTGGTATCATTCAGAATTCGCAACAATCCACGATGACGTTGTTCTCAAGCCCAAGGGTAAAAAGACAATTGAGATTAAGCCAGTGGGTCACCGTAAGTTGCTGTCGTTCATAGGGACACTTGGTTTTCGATCTGTTTTGCTGGACACGATTATTCAGGTAGGAGGCTAGGTGACATCGGCTACTTTGGAGCGAATCTCTAAGACGGAGTGCGCTTTCCGGCGGGAAGGTCACGATGAGAAACGAATTCCATTCAATTACAAAGACATTCGAGCACTCTATACTTGGTGCAAGGACAATGGCATCAAGCTAAAGATCGAAGGTCGTCTGCTGCAATGGATTTCAGAAGAAACGACCAAGCGTAAAGAGTGGCCGTTTGAAGTAGTTGAGTACGATACTGAGCTTGGAAAAGCACTGGCGCACAGGTCATTTCAACGCAAAGGCGTTGAGTTTATCATGGAGCACAAAAACGTACTGGTAGCCGACGAACCGGGCCTAGGCAAGTTTTGTAGAAACGGAACTTTGGTCCTAACACCGGACGGTTACCAAAAGATAGAAAAATTGAGTGTCAATGATTTGGTGATTGGTTCAGACGGCTTGCCTCATAAGGTAACTGGTGTTTATCCTCAAGGGAAAATGCCTATAGTTAGATTTGGTCTTACAGATGGAACAAACGTGATGTGTTCTTGGGATCACCTTTGGACTGTTGAAGAGATGAAACAGGTTGGGCCACAACGTAAACGAACATGGGTAACAAACACATATACCACACAAGAGCTTAAAGATAAGGGCATTAAAACTGGGGTAGAAGAACGCAGACGATTTCGGCTGCCTCGTATTGAGCCAGTTGAGTTTACTGACGAACCGTTTACGGATTTAGACCCATATCTTTATGGTATCTTGCTTGGTGATGGTTGTTTATCTCACGGTGCAAATCTAAGTACCGATCATGCTATCATAGATGCCCTACGTCCGATTTTTGATGAATATGGTTGTGTACCAAAGCTTTACAAAAATAAAGGTTATAGCGGCGACTACGGTCTCAATGGATTCACTTGGAAAATCAAAGAATTGGGCCTTTTGGGATCGCGTGCTGAAACCAAGTGCATACCACGACGTTTGATGCTCTCTCGTTCTGTTGATCGCATTGCTTTGCTACAGGGATTACTTGATACAGACGGTACGCATGTAGAGGGGCGCGGAAAGGCCACCCCAACAATTGAATACGGGACGGTTAGTAAAAAATTAGCTCACCAAGTTAAGTTCATTGTTGAATCTCTAGGTGGTACAGCGTCTATCGCTACTAAAATGCCAACTTATACTTATCAAGGTGAGGATAGAATAGGGCAGAAATTTTATCGTATGGCGCTTGCCTTGCCATCCGAAATCGTTCCATTTCGACTAAAGCGCAAACTTGAAAAATGGACCTCAAGAACACGTTTTGAGCCATATCGTTATATTGAATCTATTGAGGCTACAGGGAAAGATGAAGAAGCCACCTGTATTTCAATAGATTCACCAGATCACCTTTACGCTATTGAGCATTGCATCCTTACCCATAATACGCTGCAGGCGATGGCCTCTGTTGTCGAAAGTGGTACTACCGGAAGCGTTTTGGTTGTTGCACCGAAAACTGCTGCCTACGTCACTTGGCCGCATGAGTTGGGTCGGTGGTTCGCCGATGTCGCGCCTTACGATGAGTGGGTGATCTTCGGCGGGAAGATGACCAAGCTAGAGCGTATCCGCGCATTGAAACGAATTATCATGTGGGACATGGGAAAGAAGCGCACTGGACCTAGGCAATGGGTCATCGTGTCTCCCAACTACTTACGATTTAAAGTCAAGACAGATAGGTTTGACAACTATGTCTATGACGATGACGGTAACAAGATCATTCGGCCCGTAAGAGAAGCGCAACCAGCTTTCCTTGCAATTGATTGGTCTGCAATCATTGTGGACGAGGCACACCAAACTCTTTCTGGCGCAACAGGAAACATCAAGAAGCAATCGGCGCAGCGTCAAGGTCTTGGCCTACTTTCGGTGGCAGACAACGGATTACGAATTGCTATCTCTGGCACACCTTTTCGAGGTAAGCACGAAAACCTTTGGGGAATCTTAAATTGGTTGTATCCCAAGGACTTTACGTCTTACTGGAATTGGGTTGGTGAGAACTTCAATATGTACGTAGACCCGATCACCAACGCTAGAGTGGTCGGAGAAGTCCGCGACGAAAAGAAGTTCGCGAAAAGCCTTGAGCGCATTATGCTTCGGAGAACCAAGCAAGAGGTTGCACCGGAACTGCCACGCAAGCTCTACGGCGGGACACCGCTTATCCTTCGCAATGGCAAGCCCGGTCCCATTGCCGTGTGGCTTGATATGGAAGGTCAACAGCGAAAAGCTTATACACAGATGGTTGATTCAGCGATGGCCGATCTTGAGGGCGGCACGTTGATGGCGAATGGTGTTCTGGCAGAAATGATTCGACTAAAACAGTTCGCCAACTCATTTGGGTTTATCGGTGGTGACGATGAGTTCTTCCCTTGCTTTCCAAGCAATAAGTTTGATTGGATTGTAGATTTTCTGGCGGACCGTGGAATTGACGGCAAAGGACCGGGTGAGTCGAAAGTCATTATCGCAAGCCAGTTTACAAAGCACATTGACTTGTTCTCCGATAGATTGAACGCGAAGCTCAACATCCCGACGTTCGTGCTGACTGGAAAAACCAACGAGGCCAAGCGAATTCAAATGCAACGCGAATTCCAAAGAGGCACATTGGATTCCGGCGGTCCATGTCCAGATGTGTTCCTGCTCAATACAAAAGCTGGCGGGGTTAGCTTGACGTTGGATGCTGCCGACGACGTAGTGATTATCGACAGCACGTTTAACCACGAAGACCAGGAACAGGTAGAAGACCGGTCACATCGTCTTTCTCGGATGCACAAGGTAAATATTTGGAACCTGGCCTCTACCAACAGTATTGATGAGTCGATACTCCGAAACAGCTGGCAAATGGAAACATCCATCAAAAAGATACTTGATGGTGAACGTGGCATCGATTTCGCGAAAAGACTACTCATGGATGCAATATGAACCAAATGGCTTGGTTTGCACTAGGTTTCGGCATTGGCACTATTCCCGCCGGTTTCATGATGTTTCGGGTCAGCGTGCGCGTGCTGGCTCGGCGGGCCAAGCTGCTAGACAACGAAGAAGTACAGCAGGCTATCGAAAAGCGCAGGGCGGCAACAGAATCCGGTCGTGACGAGGAGGTCAGACCCAACGCTGGACCCGCCGCGAAAATAGGCAATCTATTTCAACTTCGTCGCAGAAAATAGCCGGAAAAGGTTGACTCACAGCAGAATTCGACTAAGCTAGAACAGGTCAGGGTCGAGAACGACCAACAGATAACCTACTAAACGGAAGGCAGCACATGTCAACAGACGTGGCAGATGCCAAGGCAGACACCGGAACTGAGGGAAAGAAGCGCGGCGGTCCTCGTGGTGAGCGTCAGTGGCGCGACCGGCCCACGGCACGTGAGCGTGTTCTGAATCAAGACCTCGCGAACTACATCAAGGAAACCACCGGCAAGGACGTTTCGCCGGAAACCATTCGCTCCGTTCGCTTTTGCCTACCGAAGTGGAATACCTCGGAAGAGACGAAGGCTCTTCGCGAGAACATGGATAAGAAGCTGGCAAAGGCCAAGCTGCAAGACAAGCGCGAAAAGGCTCTGGCGCTTCTGCGTGAGGCCGAAAGCGACCTGTCCAAGTACGATTCGGACGGCGACACCGACGACGACGAGGACGAAGACGACGAAGAGGATTCTTCGGACGTTGACGACACGGACACCGATACCGACGACGAAGACGAGAACGACGATCCGTTCGCGGATGACAAGGTCGAAGAGGCTTTCGGCTGAAATAGCTTGAGCCACAATTAAATAGAGCCGTCACCGGGCCTAAGTAAAGAGTTAGATTTTTTCCATCCTCGTTAAAAACTAACCGGCTACTTCCCCCGATATAGCCAAATTGACTGTCATCCCCCGATGGTCAAACTTAGGTCCGGTGGCTCAAAAGGGTTGCGGGATTAGATCATTCAGAGAAAACAGCGAACCTGAAGAGTATCTGTTTTGGTCAGTCATTCGTTCTCTCCCGATGAGGCGGTGTCAAGGTGACTGTCCCGCAACCCCTTTGAGCTTAGTGGCTCAAATGTAAAGGGAAACAAGGAAATAAGGAACCAAAGGAAATAGAGAGTGGTGAGTATGCGTGCGACAGTTACGAAATTCGGAACGCACTGATTTTCGTCGGTGCCCACAACGCTGGCACTGGCGTTACGGTGAGCATCTAGTTCCGATCCAATTCTCAACTGGCCCATTGGTTTTCGGTACTTTTGGGCATCTGGCTTTGGCTGAGCATTACATTCCCGGTAGCAAGCGTGGTGCGAATCCCGTTGAGACATGGGACAAGCTGACCAAAGATTACATCGATGCGTGTAAGTCTGAACTTACTAACTACATTGATGATGACGTCGAAATGACTTGGGTTGATGCACGTTCCCTAGGTCACGACATGTTGGTCAACTACCTTGAGTTTTACGGCAATGATCCACAGTGGGACGTTTTGTGGACAGAACATCCGTTTCGCCAAAATGTACCTAACCCAAGGGATTTGGCGAAAGCTGCGGCAGCTAAGGCAGAGGGAAGACCAGCGCCAGCTATTCGAGCAATCCGGCAATACGTTGGCACGCTTGACCTTATCGTGCGCGATCATGATGCAAATGGCCGAATTCGGTACGTAGACCACAAGTTTATGAAAGCCATTACGGTCAACCATCTTTCGATAGATTCACAGAACGGCGGGTATCTCGCAGTAGGTACACACCAACTACGTCAACTAGGCTTGCTTGGCCCGAAAGAGGCTGTGCGAGACTTGGTTTACAACTTTCTTCGTAAGTCACGCTATCCCGATAAGCCGCGCAATGAATTTGGTGAGTGGCTGAACAAAGATGGCATGCCAATGAAGAGACAGCCGTCAGCGTTCTTTCTCCGTCATGTCGTGACGAAATCCGCAGCAGAACGTAATTCGCAAATTTACCATATAGGCGATGAGGCCATCGCAATGGATGCGTTTTTGACCGGCAAGCTCAATCTTTACAAAAACCCGACACGCGATTGTTCTTGGGACTGTTCGTTTTTCACGCTCTGTCAGGTCGATGAGTCACAGGGCAACGCAGAGGCAGTTAAAAAGGCCATGTTCCGAAAAGAAGATCCATACACCGAGTACGCCGAAAACGCAGTGTCTCCAAAGCGTTTGGGTGAAGACTGATGAACTTTGCACCAGTGCAAAGTGAGGCGGTTTGATGCCAGCGCCACCTTGCAAGCCAGATTGCCAGTGTGGCAAGCACAATCGAACGAAGATGCACAACGAACTAATCGGACGCGGTGTGCGCCGGTACAACGAAGAGAAAAGGGTCAAAGCAAGTGGCAATAAAAATTTTATGCGACAACTGTGATCGAGAGCTGAAAAACGTTGCAGACGAAGTGAATCCATCAAAGGGACCAGACAAGCACGTGACCATCAAAATGCACATTGAGGGAACCGAGAGTTACCCTGTGCTACTTGACCTTTGCGTGCCGTGCGCGAAGAAATACACCAAAGTCCTGAAAGAGCCTATCTGATGAGTAATACCAACGCTTTTGATGACGACTGGAAGTGTTTAGTAGACGAATGCAATGAAATGGTAAAGCATGTTTCGTCTATTTACTGTTCAAATCACACTGCCACTTTTCAGCCGAAAGGGCCATAGCATGACTTTCGACCTTCCCGATGAAATCATAGACCTGGAAGATGTTGCGCCACACCCAAATATCTTGGTGTTCGCCAAGTCTGGCGCTGGCAAGAGCGTCTTTGCCGGTAGCGACGACAACATCTTGTTTCTGAATTGTGAAGCAGAGGGCACGATTTCGACTAAACGATTCAGCACGGGAAAGTTCCGCAAGCAGTGGCACATTCGCACATGGGACGATTGGGTCAAGGCAACCGATTGGATCAAAGACGCGGTTGCCAAGTGCCAGAAGGAAAACAAAGAGTTCCCGTTCAAATGGATTGTCGTAGATACACTTACGACGTTGCAGAACCGAATTCTCATGCGTTGGTTGATGGATCGTGCCGTGGAGCGCAAGTCAGATCGTGACCCGAATGTGCCTGATAAACAAGAGTATTTGAAGAACCAACTCATGTTGCAAAGGACCGTAAAGGAACTCAACGATCTGCCGGTGTGCATGCTCTATCTCGCACACGTTATGCAGCACGCAGACCCCGACGGTGACGAATTCCTGTTTCCCGCCATCCAAGGTAAGAAATACGAAGTGGCACAAGCGGTTCTGGCTATGATGACTTCGTTTGGCTATCTTCACGTCGAAACCCGCAAGCGAGACGGCAAGGTTGTAGTCAGCAAGGAAACACGAAAGCCCATTAAAGACAGGGTGATTCAGTGGGAAGACTACGACATGATGCAAGGCAAGGACCGTACCGGAGTCCTTGGTGACAAGACCACCAACATCACGTTGAGAGAAATCCGCGAACGTATGGCCG